CCCAGCGCCCGCCGGCCTTGATCTGGCTACCCCTGCCCCAGCCGCCCCTCCTGCGGCCCCTGTAGCCCCGCCTGAGCCCGCTGCTGTGGCCTTCGCTGAGACGGGCGACCCCGGCCTGGACTTCGCTCTGGGTTTCCTGGGCAAGCTCGGCATTGGCCCCGAACTCCCGGAGATGCAGGCCGCGCTTAGTGGGGACTTCGGCCTGCTTGCTGCCAAGCTCGCCACGATGGGGGACAAGGCCAAGGGGCATGAGCAAGTCCTCGCCCTCGCCAAGCAGAGCTATGAACGCCAGTCCAGCGCCGCACAGGCCAAGGTTGCGGAAGCCACCAAGGCCGTGCATGAGGCAGTCGGCGGAGAGGAAACTTGGAACGCCATCAAGACCTGGGCGGCTGAGTCCATCCCAGAGGCGGACCGCACGGCCATCTCCGCCGTGCTCAAGGCAGGAGGCCCCGCTGCTGCCATCGTGGCCGAGGGCCTCCGTGCCCGGTACGCCGCCCAGCCCGGCTCCACGGTGCGCGGCGCTGGCGTGGTGGCGGACGGCGCCCGCCTCGCCCCCTCTGCCACTACTGCTGGCCTGACCGCCAAGGAGTTCACCCAAGCCGTCGCCACCTTGGCGCGGCGTGTGGGGGACGTGGACGGGCACCCGGAGTACAAGGCACTCCAGTCTCGCCGGGAACAAGCCCGACGCGCTGGGCGCTGACCCGCATATAATACACCCCTACACTACAACCTAGGAACCTGCAATGTCCTCATTTTCGGGAATTATCCGCCCCGGCCAACTCAATGGTACCGGCGACCTTGACGCCTCGCACGTTGAAGAAATCTGGGGTGCCGTTGAAGGCACTATCGAGCGCATCTCCGTGCTCGCACCTCGCGTTCGTGTCAAGCCCCTGAAGGGCACCTCCGTGTACACGAACTTCGCAGTCGGTCAGGCCGCGATGGGTAAGATCACCCCGGGCATTGCTGTCGCCCCGACTGCTGCTCCGAAGTTCGGCAAGGCGCAAGGTACCGTGGACACCGTGGTCTACGCGCGTACGAACTTCCCGCTGCTGGAAACCCTGCAGACCTCGTACGATGCTCGCACCGAGGTGGGCAAGGAGCACGGCAAGACCATTGCCAAGCAGTACGATCAGACCTTTATGATCCAGGCCACCAAGGCGGGCCTGCTGACGGCTAACCGCTACGGCCTGACGGCTGCTGGTCACACGGGCGCCACCCAGGTCACGATGGCTGGTGCGAACGACCACCTGGATCCTGCCCTGCTGTACGCCAAGCTCATCGACCTCATCACGGGCATGCGCCTGAAGGATGTTGATCCCGTCGCGGATGGCTGCATCCTGCTGGTGAACCACACGGACTTCGCCACCCTGGCACAGTCCGAGCTACTCATCAACAGCGAGTACATGACCTCGGAAGGAACCAAGATCCCGACGATGAAGCTCAAGGCGTGGGGCGTGGACGTTATCCCGTCCAACAACTACGTCGGTGGGCAGAACATCACGGGTCACCTCCTGTCCAACACGGACAACGGCAATGCGTATGACGGGGACTTCACCAAGGTCATTGCCACGATGTTCGCACCGGATGCCCTGATGGCTGCCGAGACGATCCCGCTGACGCAGCTCCTGGCTTGGGACAACCTAGACCTGAACTGGGTGCTGACGCACTACCGTTCGTATGGCGTCTCGCCGAGCAAGGCCCCGTTCGCGGGCGTTCTGCTGAAGCCCTGATAGCACACCTGCCCCCTCTCCTAACGGGGAGGGGGCTTCTTTTCGTTTGGAGGATTCATGGTAGACGAACTTCCTGGCCTGAGCATTGTCAACGCATGCTTGCGCCTTATGGGCGAGACTGCCCTGGCTAGCGAGCAAGAGTACCATGAGTACCTTGGCAACATCCAGGCCCTTTATTCTAAGGTGAGCCGTGACCTGCAGGTGCGGGGGTGGTGGTTCAACACCGAGGAGCGCACCCTTGAGCCCCAGGCGGATGGCATAATTGCTGTGCCGAATGACGTGCTCAGTGTGATCCCGACCCGTCAGGTGGCGGGGGCCTTCGCAGTGCGGGGTCGCGCCCTGTACGATACAGGCGCGGGCACGAACGTGTTCACCACATCCCAGCGGGTACGGCTGGTGCTGAACGTCCCACTGGAGGATCTCCCGTACAGTGCGTTCTCTTACGTGCGGGAGCAGACCGTGTTCCGCTTTGCTACGGACTTCGAGGCGGACAACGCCAAGATCCAGAACGCCGAGCGGGCAGCTAAGCAGGCGTACGGGGAGATGCACGCTGAGCACATCCGAGCCACTCGGGCCAACGCTGCGGACTCCGTGTATGCCATCCAGCGCCTGCGGGGCATGCGTGGATACACGACTATCGGGAGCATCGTATGAAGGTGACGGGATCGTACGACTCCGTGATCGGGGGCGTGTCCGAACTCCCACCGGCTTCGCGCTTGCCGGGACAGTGCGGGGGGCAGATCAACTTCCTATCCGACCGCACCGTGGGCCTCGCCCGCAGGCACGGCAGTGTGTTCCTGGGCGAGCGCAGCGTAGGCGCTCAGCCTGCCGCCAGCCACACGGACGCGGGGAACTGGCGTGTGGTGCCTTGGCAGCAGGCTGGCGGGGACTACTCCGCGTTGGTGCGTAGCAAGGCCCGTGAGCCCGGCTGCACACTTCCCGGGCTGCAAGTGTTCAGCCACGACTCAGGGGCATTCCTCCCTATCGTGCGCGGCGTGGATGCTGACCTAGACGTGCTGTTCGAGGGCGGGTGCAGCAGCGCCGCCAGCACCGGGGCGTACTTGTTCATGGCGGGTAACTACACCACGCCCACTGCCACTAGCGTCGATCGGGTGCAGTTCAGCACAACGTCAGACCGCTCTGCGGTGTGGATCCGTGGTGGGGCCTTCGACCGTGAATACAGCGTCACGCTGCGCGGAACGTTCGGGGAGGTCACGGCGAAGTACAAGACCCCAGGGGCGAACTACCCCGGCGAGCTAGACACTAGCGGTATCCCGTGGTACGTGGATGCGGCCAGTGGGGACGAGGCCGCATCCTTTGTAGGCACAGTCCTACAATCCCCGTCTACCAGCAAGCTTGTGATCCCGGCGTACCCATTCGCTGAGGAGTACACAAATATGCGGGTGTTCGCGGCGGATGGCACCGAGTTGGTTAGCACCACATCGACTACTCCAGGTACAGCTTCCCTGTTTCACTACTACCGCTCGCTAGATGGGGCCAAGCAGGAAATTATCCTGTACGGCGGGGCAGTCGGTAAGTCCTATACCGTTACGTTCGATTGCTTCGAGGGGATGTTCAACACGACATGGAGCGAGTCCGTAGTGCGCACGGCAGAGCCTGGAGACTACGCGGGGTACGTGTATCTCCCGTCGCCCCTGCTAGTCGGGCACCCCGTAGTGTGCGCTGGGTACACCCGCGTATCGGGGGTTCCAGGACCGGCAGAGTTCTTCTACGAGACCGGGAACTTCGCGTACTTCAATCGCTCTGAGATAGGAAAAACGGTCACCGTATCCGGGATGCGCCGCAAAGTAGCCACCAACCCGGATTACCAGCGGCTCGTAGATGACGCTAAGCTTAACTACGATCGGCTGGTAACCGCCTACACCCTAGAGGCTGCACGAAAGATTACGCCGGAGTACATTGCCGGGGCGCTTGGTGGTGCGCTGCAAGACATGGGGCTGTCTGTGGTGATTTATGGTAACCACTTAGCGCTGCCGGCCATCTCGGTCGAGGCGTCAGACGGCGGCGACGGCACCCTAGTACGTGCGGTGGACCAAGAGGTTCCTTCTGTGGATGCCCTAACTGACAAGCACTACATTGGTAAGACGGTGAGGATTAAGCCAGTGAGCGGGGCAGACGGGTACTACGTCAAGGCTACCCGCAAGGGGGCGTACTCCGGGGACTTCGGGGAGGTGCTGTGGGTGGAGGCAGCAGGGGTCGAGCACAAGATCCAGCACGCCTTCTGCTACGCGCTGGTCAGCGGGGGCTATTGCTACGTCGCAAGCTCAGCAGCCAAGCTCGCTGCTCTGCTGCCGGGGAGCCACCCGGACTTCCCGGCTAGCACGGCAGGGGATGCTGTTACCGCCCCGCTACCGGCGTTCATCGGCAAGAAGATCACACTCCTGACTACGTTCCAGAACCGGCTACTTGTGGGCACTGGGGGCACGCTGAGTATCAGCCGAACGGGGGATTACCTAGCCTTCCACCCCAAGAGTGTGCTCACGGTGCCTGCGGACGATGCCTTCGAGGTGACGGCCCAGGGCAGCGACACTGATGTGCTGCGGCAGGCCGTGCTCTACGGGCGGGATCTTCTCCTGTTCGGGGACAACCGGCAATACGCCATCTCCGGGAAGGAGGCGCTGACCCCGACCGGAGTATCCCTGTCCGTGGTCAGTACGGTTCCGGGCGCGGCTAGCTGCCAGCCTCAGGCCATCGGGGGGTACTTGTTCTTCGCCAACACGGGGGAGCGTGGCACAGCCGTGTCCCAGCTTCAGCCTAGCCTGGACCCCAACAACCCCCAGGTGCTGCCCGTCAGCGAGAACCTCACGAGCTACCTTGCCGGATCTCCGGTAGAGTCCGCTCGGCGCGGGAACCCGGACACCCTGTACCTTCGCACTAGCGGGGCACCGGGCACGATATTCCAGTACCGCTTCTCGGACAGCCAGCGGGGCCGGGAGCACAGCGCCTGGAGCAAGTGGCAGTTCAATCCCGTGCTCGGCACGGTGCTGGGCATGCGGGCGACCGGGCAAGGCCTGGTGGTGTTCTTCCTTCGGGATGCTCACGGGGACACGTTCCTCGTTGCGGACCTATGCGGGGAGCAAGCAGCCCTAAGCAGCCGCCCGTACCTGGACAGCCAGCGCCCCCTGGCGCATGTGCTCATGGGCACTGGCAGTGTGCGCACGACCAGCCCGGACACTTGGGTTGCAGCGTACACCGCGAGCAGCGTTAGGTTTCTGATCGGGGACAAGCTCAGCGGGCTGGCACAACTGCGCCTGCTGTACGGGGACACGCACCTCGTCGTGGGGGCAGAACAGCCTGCCAGTTGGGAGCTTACCTCGCCCTACATACGGGACCGGGCGGGCAAGGTTAACACCAGCGGGCGGCTGACCGTTGCCAGCGTACAGGTGCAGGCCGCTAGCAGTTCGGGCCTTGAGTCCACTCTGACAACGCAAGCGGGGGCAAACTCCCGGGGCTTCCTGGCGCGTCGGGCTGGGGACACGACGTTGATCGGGCGCATCCCTGTGATAGACTATCAGCAGCAGCTAGCTGTGGGGAAGAACAACGAGGGGTACACCCTCACGCTTTCCCCGAAGAAGTGGTACCCTCTCACCATCACTGGCGTAGAGTGGACTGGACAACTGTTCTCCCGCTCGCAGCGGGTGTGAGGTACGTATGGTGTGGCCCTTAGTGGCCGTAGCGGTGCTCGGGGCCATCAAGGGCATCGCAGGCGGAGGCGTGAAGAAGGCGACAGCGCAGGCTAACAACCGGCTTAGCGAGGCAAGCACAGAGGTAAACGCGGAGCTACGCAAGGGTAGCAACCAGGCCAAGGCGGCAGAGAACGCCCTGGACCTGTGGAGCCAGTCCGTCAACAACGCTAGGAAGCAGACAGCGGTCGGCAATGCGCTTGAGGCACAGGCAGTGTCCATTGGCCGACAGCTAGATCAGGCAGTCCGGGGCAAGTTCTCCGGTAGCATCCGCGCGGCGGAGCAGGCCGGGGGTCAGGCCGCAGCAGCCGCAGCGGCGGGCCTTGAGGGCTCTGTCGTGGACCGCGTGGCAGGGGCAACCCAGCTTCGCCGGCAAGTCGGAGAGGAGCTAGTCACCCGCACCACGGGGCAGGCTGCCTCGGACGTTACCCGCAGGGCTGGTATGCTCACATCCCAGCTTCTCAGCCTGGACATGACACAACGCGCTGCTGGTCTTGACTACAACCGGCAGGCAGTGCAGCAGCAGGGGTACGAGGGGACCATGCGCTCCGCCGTCAACGGTATCCTGGCATCAGGTGCAGTGGAGGGGGCCATCTCCTACTACGGGGCAGGCAACACGGCCAAGACTGCGAACCTAGTCACCGAAGCTGGCAGCGGCGTCAACATGCGCGAGCGCAGCGTCAACAGCGTAGGCGGCGGGGATCTCGCTGACTTCGCCTTCGACACTGGCGCGCAATTCGGGTACGATACCCTGGATCTTCAACCAACACAGCGCCGAGTGCGCTTAGGAGGATAGCATGGCAAATGTGCTGGGTGCCCCGACCGAGGGGCTGGGGCAGAACATCACGTTCGCACCGCAGGACGTGGGAGCGCAGGCCCTGGATCTGGGTATCCAGCAGGGCGCTGTGCAGACGGGCATTCGAGGAGGCCCTGCTGGGATCGGGGGCACCCAAGTAAGCGGCGTGCAGGGGCAGGCGTACAGCAGCCCCGTGCTGGACACCTTGCTCGGGCTTGCTGGCAAGGCAGCGCAGGCACGGATCAAGGAGAAGAAGACCGAGGCGTACGTAGCTGGCATGCAGCGCGCAGCCAACGGGGAGGCCATCGCAGAGATCGCCAAGGACCAGCCATGGTACGCCACGATGTTCGGGGATACGGACGTGGTGGAGGGTGCCCGATGGTATGCCAGCCACACCGTAGCACAGGAGACGGCCAGCGCGTTCGACGAGGACATGCAGAATCTCCGCAGGCTGGGGCCGGACGGTGCCCGCACGGAGATGACTGCCCGCATCCAGGAGCGCCTGACCGGGGACGCCCAGACGGACGCTGCTATCCTGCAGAGTATGACCCAGGTTATGCCTGGGATCTTCAAGCGACACGCCAAGGAGCACGCTGGGTTCCTGAACGAGGAAGCAGCTACGGCGATGTCCGCATCCGTGCAGGCAGCCGGGCGGCGGCTTCAGGTTGTTGCCAGGAACCGTGCCCCATCTCCTGACATGCCGGGGTACAGCCAGAAGGAACTAGAGACTACGCTCGCGCAGTTCTACGCCTCACAGGCTAAGCCTCCGGGCATGACGGACAAGACGTACAACGACATCAAGGTGAACTCCCTGGAGCACATGGCGCGGCAGGGGAATTTCCATGCCATCTCTGCCCTAGAGGCCGGGGGCTGGGTGGATGCCGCGCTACCGATGGAGGAGCGGGACAAGTTCCGCGCTGTGGTGGCCCGAGAGCAAGAGAAAGCGAAGACAAAGTGGGGCGCCGCCAACACAGAGCAGATCGCAAGAATCGAAACATGGGCTGCTGAGCCATCAGTAGGGCAGGACTCGTACTTTATCAAGGCTGAGATAGACAAGCTCAGGCGCAAGATGGGCGAGGAGACAGGCATCGACTCCGGGTACTTCTCCCCGGAGCGGGAGGCCGCACTAATGGCGCGCTCCGCTGTCGGTATCTACCAAGCCAAGGAGCGTGAGCACGACAAGGCCCTGCAAGCGGCAGAGCGGCAGGCTGAGGCAGGGGACACGGCAGCCAAGGAGGCCACGCTCGAGATGTCGATCCGGCAGGCTATCGTGGATCGCAGCCTCCCGCAGTTGCTCTCCCGCCCGGGTGTCTCCAAGGATGCGGTTGACGGCACGGTGTTCAACATCCTGTTCAAGGAGAACACTGATCCCAAGCAGCGCGCCGCTACTATGGCGCAGATAGGCCGGGAGAACGGGTACTCCAGCCCACTCGTCAAGCAGCACTTCGAGCGCACCATCAGCTCGGCCCTTGGCGCTGCAGATGCCAGCAGCGGGGTTATGCCAGATGCGTTCCTTGGGGCGTACCGTGAGTACAAGGAGCTACGGGCCTATGGGCCGGAGACGGCGGCACAGGCGTACGGCAAGTACGCTACCCGCCTGGAGAGTCTGTACCTGGACGAGCAGGCCAATATCCCTATCCAGCAGGGGTACTTCTCCTTCCTTCAGGCTGACGAGAAGCGGGCCAAGCTTCCAGCCAAGGATCTGCAGAAGGCAGTCTCAACTGCAGCGGCCACCCTGCGCCCCGGAGTGTTCGGACTCTACACCAAAGAACTGCACCCTTCCGCAGCACGGCAGCTTGCCCTGTCCATCGAAGACCCAGCAGCGCGCTGGGTTGGCAGTGTGCATGGGGCCTCCCTGGAGGATGCGGTGAAGGTGAGTCTGAAGTCCCCGGCAGCCCGGAACCTAGAAGTTATCGGGCAGTACATCATCCACGGCTCGGACCAGACCACCAAGCTCCGACAGTACATGACGGGTACGGACGGCCCCAACGGGCGCGGTGCTCTTCCCACGGACAAGTGGGAGGACGTGTTCGACGACGCCGTGGACGAGGTGGTCAACGGCAAGGATGGGAGGTACGGTGCCCTGCTAGACCAGAAGGCGCACATTGTCATGCGCCAGCTTCCCGACAAGAACGGGGTGCCCCACATCCGCATCGACGCGCTCACCAGTGACGGTGATCTGCGCGTGGCTACGCTGAGCGGGGACGACGTGTTCACCCTGGCCCAAGCCAAGCGGGACAAGATGAAGGCTGCGGGCAAGACGCCAAGCGGCGAAGTGCTCCGAGGCCGCATGCCCCGGAATAACCTGAAGAATATCTACGACTAGGAGTAAGGTATGGCAGAGTACAAGGATTCACGACTTGCTTTCATCAACACGGCAGCCAAGTCTCTTGGTATTGCCCCCGGCATTGTTGCTGCACATGTGCAGCTTGAAGTTGGCTCGGACAGTAAGACTGTCGGGCAGTTCAACTTCGCCAACATCAAAGCTGGCAAGTCCTGGACTGGTGCTACTGCAGGCCTGAAGGCACTGGAGTATGACGCGGGAGGTAACGCAGTGCGAGAGCCCAGCCAGTTCCGATCGTACCAGTCCCCGGAGGAGGCAGGCGCGGACTACGCTGCCCTACTGCAACGCCGATACCCAGCAGCGGTAGGGGCCAAAGATGCCGCCTCTTTCGCCACGGCCCTCAAGTCCGGGGGCTACGCGACGGACCCGAACTACGTGAACAAGTTCATTGAGGTAGCAGGGGGCTCCATCCCAGCCGCAGGCAAGGCCCTGGTTCAGCCAGCCCAGGGGGTTGCCCCTGTGCCCCGCCCGGCCATGCCGCGCCTGGATGACCCCCTTGCAGAGGTGATGCCCGGGAAGATGCGGTATCCAACGGGCTCGGGGGCCAAGGTTACTGACCTGTCCGTCCCAGCAACCCCGCAGGTGCAGGGCGCGGATCAGGTGGCTGAGGCGCAGTCCGAGGCCATCGCTAGTGCTGCGCTGTCCAAGGCGGAAGACGTGCCATTCCTGGAGCAAGCCCGTAGCTCCTGGATCTCGCAGACCCTGGGCGGTGCTGTGGCCCGTAGGGTTGTGGCCCAGGACGTGCTGGGTGATAACACCCCGGACCCTAGCTTCAAGCTAGACGTGGCGGCTCTGCGTGGCAAGTCCGAGGCTGAGCAGGAGCATCTGCAGGGGGCAGTCAACGCCAAGGACTTCGAGTACAAGCTCTGGGAGATCAACCAGTATCGGGAGGACACCAAGACGGCTGCTGCTGGTGGCACTGGCAGAGCCCTGCTGGCTGGGCTGGTTGCTGGCTTGCCAGAAGGCGCGGTGTCCGGCCTTGCTGCAGCCCGTACTATGTCCGTGCTTAAGGCGGGCAGCGCCGCTTACATGGCCCAGGGCCGCACAGGTGCCGCCATTGGCAGTATGCTCGCAGAGAACGCTGGGCTGGAAGTGCTGACGGCTACGGCGCAGAGCAAGATCGACCCCTTCTTCACCACGGAGGACGCCGTGGTTCAGGTGGGCGTGGGTACCCTCCTGGGCGCCGCGTTCGGCAGCGCCAGCCTGATTCGGGAGGGCACCGCTGCGCCGCGTCTGGAGGCCCTGCAAGACGCGCAATCTGGCACCCGGCTATCCCAGGTGCTCCCGGAACATGCGGACGCTCAGCAGGCCGGTATGGCGGCTGAGGCCGCTTCCATGCGAGCACAGGAGGACAGCATCGCCCGTGCCGCCCAGCC